CGAAATATCTGTAAGTAATTCAAATTCATTTTTTCTCGCCGATATACGCGATTCTAACTCATTTTTATTTAATTTTTTAGTTTCGCTAATTTTTTCTCGAACTTTTTCGCTATGCTTTTTACCAAAAAAATGATTTTTCTCTCCAGCCATCTCAATAGCTTGTCTCATAATTCTTTCGTCAGTATTTTTTGTCTTTCCCCTATTCCATGAGGGTGCAGATCCCCCCGTTTTACCTGCAATAGACATCTTGATTTTTCCATGTTGCTTGCAATATTCTTTAAATTCAAAAGCAACGTATCTTGTCTCTTTTTTACATTCTGGACATAGTGGTCTAAATCCATCGTATAGAAATTTTATGGTATAATTCAATGAAGATAGTTTGTGCTTTGAAAATATATGAGTAGAAAATTTTTTTGGATCTTTTTCTTCAAAGTCGCAGATTTTACATTTCATGTATCATTATACCCTAGCACGGACTGTTGGTATAACTACGCGAGAAATAAAAAGGGCCGCCTTTAAGGCGGCCCTTAGCTCTAAAGAGCTATTTCAACTACATTAGATGATGTTGAGATCGAGGACGGTGACCGAACCATAGAAGTCCGCGCGAACCATCTTCTTACCGTAACGAGTCATCACGCCCTTGCGAGGTGTGAAATCTTCGGGTGCGAAGATCGTTGGCGTGACGATTAGTGGAACGTATGGAGCGTATACGTAACCGGTCTCGAGGTAAGAACCACCCTTGAAGCCGACGAGAACCTTGTTACGTGGGAAGTAAGGGTCCTTGTAGACGGTGAAGCGGTTTGATAGAGTTCCGATCTTCTCGGCGCCGATTGAGAATGGCGCACCAACCTGGCCTGAGCCATCGATCGAGTAGACAGGCTTATAGAGCACTGACGCTTCGAGGATGGTGGCAATGTCGGGGCTGACGACGATGAAGTTCGCAGAACCGCGGAGGGTCTTGCGGTGGATCTCGTTCGCGACGTCGATGATGGTCTCAACCATGGTCTCGTACCATTCACGGACAGTACCAGTGAAGGCAGGACCTGGCATGCCAGTTCCGCGAGAAATCTCAGCGCCTGAAGTCTTATTGACGAACTTGCCAGGAGCGCGTGACCAGTAGTAGTTAGCGCCAGAAGCCTGGGTGAGGAGGTCGTTGAGGATCTCGCGATCAAGCTCAAGAGCGATCTGCTCGGAAAGGATCTGAGTTAACTCGACCTCGGCGTCCATCGAGTGGTACGCGTTGAGGTCCTGGGCGAGCTCTGGTGACCAACGAGCGCGTAGCTTACGGGTCTGGGCTGTAACAGCGAGTGACTCGATCTTGATGTCGATCTCAGGGATCGCGGGTGAAGGATCGGCTGCGAAGTTCGACTCGAAGGTTGGGATGGTGAGGGTTGAACCGATACCAGCTTCCACATCAAGTTGTGAACTCTGAACATACGAAACTGCAAGGCTCGCTTCGGGAGCGCCGGCGCCGACGGGTGAACCGGAAACGACCATGAGGATTGACGCACCAGCAGTCCCCACGGTAATTAATGGGTTAGCCGTGAAAGTCTTCGCTGTGTTATCCCAAACCCCGAGTTGATTGAGACGACGAACGTTGAGGATGTTCTGGCCTCCCTGAACCGATGCAGGAATTACATTGAGCTTAGTTGGAGCAGCGGAATTCGACTTGTGTAGTGCGAAGTCCTTGACCATCGTGGTGTCGGCGTAAGTCAAAGTAGACATCGGAACGACTGCGAAGTGGAAAGCGCCGCCCGCGTCGATGAGGTTAGAAACGCCTGGATCGAAGCCAATGTATCGACCGTCGGTTCCGGTTGTAACGAGAGCCTGATCGCCCCATGCGCCTGAATTGCCATACGAACCAGTTGAAGTTAGAGTAACCGAGGTAGATTCGTGAACGCGCGAGAAACCTGAACCTGCGAGGTCGTACATGCCACCTGCAGCAGAAGCGCCACCCTGGATGCTCTTGCCGAGAGGGTTGCCGTAGATCGAAGTGCCAGTGACGTACGTCGCCGCGGCACCGCCTGAATCGCCGTCGATTCCTGAGTTACCACCACGGTTCGCACCATATGAGTAATCCAAGTAGAAGAGGAGACCTGAGGGGAGGCTCATTGGCTGGATTGAGACGAGCTCATTCGCAACGAGACCACCGAAAACGCGGCGGACGATTGGGAACGCGATGTTGGTGAAACCGCGAATGTCGCCAGATGCAGACATCGAACCGCCACCAGCGCCTAGGGAGTTAGCCTCGCGAAGGACCTGCGCCGTCTGGTTTTCGAGAAGACGAGCCATGTTTTCCTTGACAACGCCTTCGAGACCGCGGAGGAGACCGGTACGGTTCCACTTCTCGATGAGACGCTTGTTCTCGGTGCCTAAGTGACGCTCGCGGATTCCTTCCGAGAGCTGCTCTAGTGTAAATTGCTTTGACATATTAATTCTCCTTGTAGGATTATAGATTAAATTACTTGATACCAGCGAGGATCGCCCAACGGTCAACAATCGCACCTTCATTTAGAGTGGTGCCAGATGACTTTGTACCGACGGGACGTGATGAGCCGCCCGCTGAGCGGACTCCTTCTGATATTGAACGACCAGTCTTTACAAGAGATTCTGAAAGGCTGGTGTAGAGGAGGTGCGCTTCACGGAGATTCTTCGCAGAATCGAGTGCCTCCACGATTGAACGGAACTGCTTATCGGTGAGAGAAGAGCTCTGCATTAGCTTGTTCACATAGAGTAGCTTTGCATTAAAGAGTTTCTGCTCAGCGAGCTGGCGATTTAACGCAGTAATCGCCTTTGCGGCCTCTTCGAGGCGCGCTGCGAGTGCACGATTAAGGCGTGACTCCTCAACTTTTTCTTTTTCTTTATCGGCGTCGGCCTCTTCGACCTTCTCGGCCTTTGGACGACCACGGCCCTTAACTTTGTCCTTCTCTGAAAGAGCGTTGAGTTTAGCTGGACTTTCGAATGCGTCCTTACCAGCCTTGCCACCACCGAAGTGTGCAGCCATGGCGGTCGCTGCATTAGCAGCTTCGCGAAGTGAACGAAGACGCTTAAGTTCTGCGCGAAGCATTGACTCGTCGATTTCGAAAACATCGCCTTCGGCGAGCTCTTCTTCCTCTGACTCAGACATCTCGCCCTCTTTCTCTTCTTCGCCTTCACTCATCGACATTTCGTCGAATTCGTAAGTCATTCCTTCTTCCTTCTCTTCGCCCTCTTCCTCTTCGTCGCTCATGTCTAGGTCGCCCATGTCTTCATCGGCTCCCTCTTCATCGACCACTTTCATACCAATGGCTGCTGCAAGAGTATCTAGCGCGCTCTTGACTGCGTCGACGTCGACGTCTTCGTCGCCATCCTCTTCGGCTGGCTCGACAACAGGTTCGTCAGAACCTTCGTCGGCGACTTCCATCACCTCCATCTCATCAGTCTCTTCATTAATTTTTCCGCGGGGGCCTTCCGAGAGGAGGCTGCGGAGTAAAGTCTTGGTTGACATTTCTTTAATCTCCTTTTCTATCTTGGTAAGTTCTAGCTTCGCGCTCTCCGCAAGTGGACCACGGACAGCGTCCTTGATCTCTTGCTTGAGTCCAATGCTCTTGCGGAGAACTGCATTAAACTCCTCGACGATTTGATCACTGGCGCGAAGCTGCTTCCTGCGATCACTGAGGGTATCGAGTTCCCTCCTTAACATCTTAAGCTCGAGCTGGATTGAACGAGCCCTTTCTACGAGTGTTCCTCTACCATCGATGAGCTTGATGAGATCTTGTATATTTGATTCGTCCAACTGTATTGATTTATCTTTTTTGTCGTTAGATTTAGTTTCGGTTACAGAAAGAGTAACTTTACCAACGCTCTTCGGAATTGTAATATCGAGAGAAGAATCTACAGATGGGACAGGAGGTAAAACTGGGGGTGATGAAGTTAACATGGGGGCTGAGTTTGGAGCAGACGCTTGTGGCTCAAGCTCATCGAACTCTTCCCCTACGTCTGCGCCTTCGTCATCTGTATCGTCGTCCGTAGAAAGAAGTAAATCCTCGACGTCGTCGTCTACATCTTCACCCTCGAGAATTTTTTTCTCAAGTAATTCGCGAATACGTGGCATAACAGACTCGATGAGCTTATCCTTAGCTCTCTCTTCTGCCATTCTCACGAGATCGTTGGCTTCGTTAATCGCTTCTTGGTATAATTTTCCTGTTGTCATGGTTTATCTCTGTGCGCTCCAGAATAACTATCAACTCAGAACGTGTCATGCTCACGTTTTAAATTTAATTCGTGATATGCTCTAACTATTCGCTTAATTTTTGAAACTGGGTCGTTTTCGTTATTTTTTTCTTCAGACCAATCAGAAATATTTTGATCAGCTGTAGGCAATGAACTCGAAAACCCTTTTTTCTGTCCACGAGTGTGTTGTATAGTTTTTTGATAAGAATTCCAACTATGCGCCCCGCCTATAACAGCTTGTTTATTTTTATACAAACTAGGGTTGGGGGTCATCGTGCTAGGCTTTCTGCGATTACCAATAGATTCACCCAGTTTCGCGAGGTCAAATCTGGTCGCTGCGCCTGCATAATAAAAATTATCTGTCGATCTAATTGCGTAGTCGTCGGTCGGAAAAACAGAGCCTAATTTATTTTGAAATTTTGCAACGTCAACAAGATCAAACTCGTGCTCTTCGGAATCTACGTCTTCAGTTTCTTCGTATTCACTTTCAGGAGAGTCTTTATATGGATAAGAAGATTGATACTGGCGATTTCCATGGTACTTCGCTTGAAGCTGTCCATATCCATTGCCAGTTCTAGCGTCGTAGTTTGGAAAGTTAGCAGGAGACGATATGGCCTCCCATAAACTAATTTTTTCTTTACGAAGCATTCGCAGTTGCGGATGATTTACCTGCTTCATAAGTTCCAGCTTCTGCTCCAAGCGACATGCGCTGTGATGAGATCGCTGGGTTTCTTGAATCTGATGTTGCGTCCTGCGAAGCACCGTCATTCGAAAGACTGGTCGAAGGAGTGGTACCATAATCCGCGGGAGCGTCACCAAGGTCTTTTGGATTCGAAGAACCAGGTCCAGGCGACTTGGGATTGGGTACCCAAGGTGATGCGGGGAGACCCTCGGCGCCAGTCTTGACTTTCTTTAAATCGGGAGGCTGACGCCAGGCGTCGCCAGCGTTAAGACCGAAATCCCTATCGACGGTTCCTACCTGCAGGTTATCAGATATTTCACCTTTAAGTAGAAGTTCCAGAGCCTTCTTACGATACTCTTGCGCTCCTCCTGCTCCCTGGTATTCTACGTTACCAGGAGCACCGGGGAATAACGCCTTTAACGTAGCCGAATCTGACGTCCCCGCTTTAGAGCGTGTAGTCACACTGACTGTGTTAATCGTTGGATACGTATAAGTTTTTGGCATTTTAGTGCTCCTGGTTTATTAATTACTTGCGTAAACGATTGATCGCGCGGATCTTTGCTTCACGAAGCTGCTTAAGCTTGCGGAGAAGAATCTTCTCATCCTTTTCCATCATCTCAATCTGGTGAAGACGACGTTTAGCTTCCTTCACAGTGTGATCTTCATGTGACTCAAGAGTATCTGAGAATTCGTCGGCTTCGACTTCGACAGGAGTCTCTAGGAATCCCATGTCTGCCTTCTCATCTAATATTTTTTGCTTCTCTTCTAGAACGATCTTGCGTAGAAGAGCGGGTGTTAGTTTGCGTGTTGCCATGTTTACCTCCAGAGCTTTTGCTCTCAATTATTTATCAAGCTCGCCCGCGATTCGCCTTAGGTTCTGCGAATGCTAAAGCTGCCCAATTTCCAGAATTTTCAAATAGTGACATTGGATCGACGCCAGTTTCCTGAGCGTGCACTTGTTTTCCGGAGTCTGCTGCGACTTGTTCTCTGAGTGTCGTTGCAGCAGTATCCGCAAATATAGACGCCATTACTGGATCATTTGGCGCCATCTGTTTCGCCAACTCAACGTTGCGATTTACTTCTCGCGTGGGTCTCTGATGGCTTGTTCTCTCTGTCGAAACGCTTCCGTTTGCAGTAATATAATCGAGAGCCGTTCGACGATTTTGCGCATGTCTTTGAGCCTGCGATTCTTTGATAGGTTGTTGAACGCCGTTGGCGACTCCTTCCATTAGGATTTCGAGCAAGCACTCTTTTACTATTGATTTTAATTCGCTTCTCTTCAACGCTTTCTCCAATCGATAATATCGTTGAAAATTCTATTCAATCTATCGTCTCGGTTAAATACACGCTTAAGTTCATTTGGATCGATCTTCTTGCCTTCGGCCATCATCATAAATGCGCCAGGAGTCGATGGCTCGGCTACGAAATCCCAACAGATTAATTGAAAATCATCTTGAACGATTTGAAAATCGCCATCTCGCTTCGTAGAGCCCACACCCCTAGAAGATATGCCCAAAGTAACGCCAGATTCTACTAGACTCTGCAAAATCTTTCCGCAAGGAGTATCTAGTAATTCGACAGTCCCATAGCATACGTCTCCATCCATATAAGCCTCTCTGATAATGTGTGAAGCCTTTTTAAGCTCTACAACGCTAGAATCAGGGTGATCGCACTCACCTAAAGCTCTATTTTCATTTATAAACTTTTGATAATTTCTTACTTCTCTTTCAAGAATTGGACGAGGATATATCCTGCCGTTCTGATTTAGAGTCTCTGATTTTTGTAGAATACCTTTCATGACTACTTTGCCATTATTTTTTTCACGGCTCTCTTTAATCATGTCTGGCGTATAGCTAAATTTTGTCCACTCAGTAAGAAGCCTAACGTCACTTGACATCTTCTTCTCCTTTTATTTCTTCTACGAGTTTATTTAATACCAAGAATCTCGAAATATTTTCTTCGCAGATATCTTGCGTCGACAGTTTTTCTATCTGTTCTCTAACTGTCGTTACTTTTTCTGTCAGTATTTTGCTCTTATTTTTTCTCTCAAATTCCCTTAGATTGGAAAGAGCGCTACTTTTTGTAATTTCTAAAAGAGGAACAAGTCTTTCTTTATCATTTGATAGAGAGAGCTTGATTAGCTTGAACTGCTCGGCTGTTAGTTCCGAAGATAATTTTTCTCCAACTTTCTTTTTCATAATATCGAGAGATAAATTACTAACGATGCCCTTTTTCTCAAGACTAGGCGTCTTTTTTTCTTCCATTAGCATCTTTATAACTTTTTGTTCGTATTCTGCTACTTTGGACAAATCAGATTCATTAATATTTCGCCAATCGTTCATTAAAGTCTGTACTGTTGCTAAAGAGCGATAGTCTGGTATCCTCTGTTCGAAAAAATTGTTCTCATTTAGTTTTTTATTAATCGTGTGAATGAGTGAACCCTTTTCTCTGTCAAGCTCTTTTGCGTCGTGTTGTTGCGCAGCGCGTTTAGCTTCGTCTAAAATTCTAAGGGCTAGCGACTCTGTCTCGACAGTTGTACGGACCAAAGCATTAAAAAGTCTAAACTCTCTGTGCAAGTGTGTCCCAGGTTTAAAATGTTCCTGAACTATCTGCATCGCTTCTTTCGCCCTTTCGGTCTTTCCCTCAATTAAAGCACGGGAAATGAAGCGCACGAGCTGCTCATAAATGATCGCAGCATTCCTCTTTTTATTGTGCCTCATCACTCACTCTCCAAATCTATGTCTGTATCTTCGACGACTTCTGACAAAAGCTTACTACTCAATTTACTACCTATCTTGCCCGAAAGCTTCTTGAAAATTCCTTCCATTTCTTGCGTCACTCTTGGATTAAAAGTCTGCACTTTTTCGTCTAACATAGCCTCGGCCAGTGAGATAGGTAGATCTTCTTCGAATAACTCTTCGCCATCCATTGTTTCACCAAATGGACGATTCAAAGTATCTTGAGTTCTAGTACCGCTTCCGGCAGAAGTCATAGACTTAAAATCTGGTAACACTCTTTCTCCTCTTTTTTTCGAGCGTGTTACTTCTTTTTTATTGATTTCATTTCCCCAAGCATTCTTGACCTCGTTCGACGGATTCACGGGAAATTCAGATGTACTCCTGCCAAGAGGTTCATATCCCGCGAATAAATTTTCTTCTCCTTCGACTGACTCTTCTCCTGTGCCGGAGGTACCACTTGTATCAGCCGCGTCTGTATCTCCACTCTCTCCACCGGATTCGATGTCAGCGTCTTCCTTTTTATCCTCTTTACGTCCCTCTTTCACCTTCGCTATTTCTTCTTCAGTGAGTCCTAATACGTTCCTTCTCAACCAACCACGATCTACAGCACCTTCTGGTGCTGCTCCTGCGATTTCAAATTTTGTTTTTATTAGCTCAAGTTTCTGCATTTGAGCAACTGAACTGGGGTTATTTAGCATTAATTTGAAATTTAAGATCGATTCATCCGTAAATCCGTGAGAATACAAATGAATCATAGCAATTTTATTAAGTTCTGATATGATGACCTTTTGTATTCTAGAAATTGTACGAGAAAACCTAATATCTTCTTGTGCCAATGTAGCTTTCGAGCCTATATCTTCATCGTAACCGAGATAAGCTTT